CCCACATAGTGTGGGGCGTCGGCTCTCTTTCGAGAGGGTGTCTGTTTCTAAGACCCCAAGCGGCAATAGGATTGCGGCCTGTTGTCGAAACATCTTGGACACAGGAGTATCTATGACGTCGAAGATATACGATTTACCTGACCGTACTAGTACGGTCTGGTATTACTACACCCAAATTCTTGGGACACCTCCTCCGGCCGATTGGTCTGAGGAGCTTGTAGTAAGAAGGCACCTAGGCACGTACATTGGGGCTCAAACCCCTCATTTCATGAAGCAGAAACGCGAAGGAAGACTTCTTCCTTTAAATGCGTATACGCGTTATGATTATGAGGAGACGAGAAACCCAGGTACGTACGATGGTACCTATCGGTATCCTAAAACCGGCACAGCCACTAGGATTTATTCCTTTAAGGGGAATCCTCCTCGTGGTCTCAACGGGACTAGTGATAGTCTCGCCGTGGCACGGTCCAACGTCAGTGATATGCTGGACGGGTTTGACCCGACAGCTCTGTCCCAAGCAGCGTTTGCTAACATTGCTCCAGACTTAGATGCTTTGACCACGCTGGTCGAGGCACCGAAGACTCTGGCGATGATATTAGGCGCTAGGAGAAATGCTGAACGTTTGATACGTCAAGCATCAGCAGGAGGCTTTAGAACGGCACGTGCCGTTTCTAGAGCGTGGCTAGAGTGGCGATATGGTTGGCGGATTCTAGGATATGATATCCAGAATGCCGTCGACGCGTATAACTACCCATTCAGGGATAATATCCTTGAAGGTAGGGCCAGGGATCAGCGCTCAGAAATGAGAACTTATACCCAGACCGACGACAATTACTACGTATCGTATACGAAAGTAACTGACGTCTCGCGTTCTTTACAAATCAACGCACTCGCAAGGGCAAGGTATTCGGGCCGAAGCCTGAATGTCTTGGCATCTCCTGTAAACACTTTATGGGAGGTGATTCCGTTTTCGTTCGTCGCTGACTGGTTTGTATCAGTCGGTGACGCGCTGAAGGCCTGGACAGTTTTGGCCAGGTCTGAAGAAGTAGCCGCATCATGGGGCTACGACTTCTCGGAATCCGCCACTATGTCCCTAACCGACGTAAAACTCGGTGTCGGGGCATACGCATCAACTCCGTTTGGAGCTAGTTCTAGCTCTTCTTCGGAGTGTTCTCTCAAGGCGAGAATTCCCTTGGGAGCTCCGACCTTACTTCCGCAAATCCGGCTTCGGATGACGGGCAAGAACGTCTTAGACGCAGTTGCTCTTCTTTCCGGTGGCTTTAGTCCTCATCTTAGGAGATGAAAACTCATGGCGTCGTTTTCGACTACCATTTCCGAATTCTCCGATACGGAGAATCGGCGGACCTACGCGATTTCAGGTCATACGGTCCAGGCCCCGAAGCTTCTGATTCAGAAGCGTTCGGTTCCCAAGACGGCATCTTCAGTGGGCGAAAGCACACTGAGTGTCATCTACGGTACTACCGACGCGGATGGAAACATCCATCCTTCGAAGGTAGGGTTCGCTGCAAATGTCCGCTATCCAGCGGACGGACAGGCAAGCGATGTCACAGCCGCTCTTGCGGTCTTTCGTGACTTCGTGGCGTCGGACGAGTTCACCGCTCTGGTGAACGCGCAGTCTTACGTCCAGTAAGGAGTTCCTTATGGAACTCCTGTGGGCGAAGATAGCCTTGGCCGTATCCCTGGTCCTTGTGGCCTGGTTTACGACTAAGGATCCGATTCCTGAAGAAGAACTGCTTCAGGATCCTCCTGTCCCTATTGAGGTACTCCAAAATGAAGATCTCAAAGACGAGCTCTGGGCCATCCCGGAGAATCGACCCTTGGTCGATAACCCGTCAGTATGCAGTGACCATGCTCCGACCATTTCCCGAGACCCTGAAGAGGGTGGAGGGGATGGTGAGAGCGAGGGATGTTAAATCTCTCGCTTCTCTTGGTGTGATATCTGATCTCGAGTATCGTGATCAGGAAATCCTACCCGTGCTTGCCGAACGGCAAGTCGCCTCATTCTTTAAGAAGAATGGGGCATTTACGGACGACACGTTCGCTTCTGAGGAGGCTCGAAAGAGCTTCTTCCGAGGCGAAAAGAAGTGTCGTATCACCAATCGGCGGTTAGACCATTACTTCACGAGGCCGGACAGAATTGATCCGACTCTGAAAGTGTGGCTTTCCCGCATGGAGAAAGACATTTGTCTTCTCCTAGGTGATGTAGGCCGTGCCGAAGAGCTGTTTAGGCTCAAGGTACGACTCACCAATGGGGCAACCGAGGACCGCCCCCGTCGCCGGTCGTATCCTTACCTTAAAATTACTGGTAAGTTACGCGCCCCGCGTGGGGGAATTCCTTATGTCAAAGATCTACTGGATTATTTCCATGTAGATCCTGCTACCTGCAAGTACCGCTGTGTTGAAAACAACACGGTTGTGCTCGTGCCAAAGTCCTGGAAGACCCATCGCACCATTGCGAAGGAGCCAACTCACTCGCTCCCGTTCCAACTTGCGTTGGACAGTTTCCTAAAGAGGAAGCTGCGGAAGTGGGGGATTGACCTATCTTCTCAGGAGAAGAACCAGGAACTCGCTAGACTTGGGTCCCTCGATGGGGCCCTAGCTACGATCGACCTGTCCATGGCGTCTGATACGCTCAGCTATAACGCTGTCGCGTGGATGTTGCCATGGGAGTGGTTTAAGCTGTTTACAGCTTTTCGCTCTTCTTCATTCAAGTCCCCTTGGGGCGACGGGGTGTATTCCAAATTTTCCTCTATGGGAAATGGGTACACCTTTAGCCTTGAGACCTTGATCTTTGGAGCCGCCTGTCGTGCTGTCGGTTCTCGGCAGTTCGCCGTCTACGGTGACGATATCGTCATCGAGACGGACAAGGTACCAAACCTTGTCAGGTTGCTGTCTTTCCTTGGCTTTCTCGTTAACAAGGAGAAATCCTTTGTTAACCGTACGTGTCTCTTTAGAGAGTCGTGCGGGCATGACTATTTCAAAGGGCGTCTCGTGACTCCCTTTTACATCCGCGAGTTGCCGGAGTTTTCCGACAAGTCAGGGATGTGTCATGTCTTGAATGGCCTGCTCGCAATTTCGGACCCTGGCCCCTTATGGGAAACCATAGTAAGGCTAATCCGGAAGAACAAGCTCCGACTCGTCCCCTTTAATGAGGACACCCGGTCTGGAATATTCGTATCTCCACACCAGGCATATCGGATGGGAAAGATCAAAACTAACCGTAAACCTTCCATTCGTGGAAGGCCAAACCCAATGTATGGGTTCCCCTCGTATGAGGGGTACGGAGTAGTGCAGGAGGTCAGAAAGACCTACGGCAGGCGTTCCTTATTCCTTTGGTTCTTGCAAAAGAACGGTAAGGAGAGGGACGTTTTAATCCGACCTTCGTTCCGCCAGGCCCAGCTGATGCTGGACCTGAATCGGGCGAGGGATGAGCTACCCCCAGAGGTTGTTGTGACCTCTGAGGTAGTCATAAGGAGCCGATACGTCCACAAGACGCGTCGGTACCAACCGGTCCGTAGTACGACACCCAACTACCTCTTCCTTTGGGATGAGGTGATCGGGTTCTCCTAGCCGCCATCAGGCTGCTAGGGGGGTACGTCGTGCCCTTTGTATGGAACACAACCCCTTGCC